CAAATAATATCTGATGTAGGTATTGTTACGGCTTCTACAGAGGTAGCCAAACTCTTGGTATCTACCTTAAACGACAATGACTCAGACGAGGAAGATAAAAAAAAAGCAATAGAGTAGATGAAAACACAACACCTATCAATTGGGGAGACTTCTATATGATATGTGTTGGCATGATGAATATGCGCCCTATGGACTTTTGGGATTTATCACCTAGAGAAATGTATTTAGCCATAAAAGGTTTTAAACAGTTCAATGCAACAGAGCAAGAAAAACCTATGGATAGAGCAGAACTAGATGACCTTATGGAGTTATACCCTGACTAATGAATGAGATAGATAAGCTAATCATAAAGATTGAAGCTGATACTAAACAGCTTAAAGCCGAACTAAATAAAATAGAAGGCAAAATCAAAACCACTGGTGCTGCAGGCGGTGCTGCATTTGGTATGGCAGGCGGTGGCTTAGGTGCAAAATTAAAAGGTATCAAAGGACCTGCCGTTGCAGCAGCAGCTTCTATTGTGGCTATAGGCGTAGCAATAACAAAAATTGCTAGAGTAGGAATGGAGTTTGAAGATTTAACAGATTCTTTAAACACTGTATTTGGTAGCATGGAAGCAGGTCAAGAAGCTATGGGGAGAGTTTTAGCTTTTGCACAAACTACACCATTTCAAATAGAAACAGCAACTAAAGCCTTTATTTCATTAAAATCAGCAGGTATTGAACCAAGCAACAGAATGTTGCAAGTTTTTGCTGATACAGCATCTACATCAACAGATCAATTAGGTGTATTTGAAGCGTTAGTTAAGACAGTACAACGGTCAGCATCAGGTGGCTTAGGTCTTGAAGAACTAAATATGGTTATGGATAGGGGAATTGATGTTCTTGGCATACTTAATGATGAATTAGGTTTAAGCAAAGATGAGATAGCAAAGTTTGGTGCAAGCGCGGAAGGTGCTGCAATTATTGTTGAAGCATTAACAACTGGACTTGAAAGAAAGTTTGGTGGAGCAATGGAAGATAAGATGGATAATTTATCAACCAAAGCATCAAACATGACTATTGCCTTTAAACAATTAGGTGATTCTTTATTTCAAAGCGGTATAGCAGATGTTTTGAAAGGTATGGCTGATTCTATGACAAATTTTGCTAATAGCATCACTCTAGCGATTAGATCATCACAAGGTAAAGGTTTGGGTATTATTTTAGGAGATGACCCATTTGAAAATGCAATGTTACTTGATCAAAAAAGAAGTGAATTACAAGCAGAAGTTGATGGTGGTTTCAAAAAAGGTTCACAAAGAGCAGCTAGACATAAATTAAAAGTTGAGAGAGGTGATTTTGCTGATGAAGAACAGCTTATAGCAAATATTACAAAAGAGCTTGAAAAACAATTTGATGCACAAGATTTATTGCTTGATGGATATGGTCAATTAAGTGAAGCAGAGAAAACAAGCATATTTGAAAAAGGTCAACTACTTAATCAATTTACTTTTTTAGAAAATGAAATATCAAAACTAGCAGGAGATACAGAAATATTAGCCGACACACAAGCCAACTTAGGTAAGATATTTTCTGAAAATGAAGCAAAATTTGCTCTAATGGGTATAACGACCTTGCCACAACTAGAAGAAAAGTTTAAAGAAATTGAAGAAGCATCATCTGATTTAGCAACAACCATGAGTGATGAAATGCAAACAGCCATTGTAACGGCATCACAAGCATTTACATCTGAGTTTGTTAATTCTCTAATGGAAGGTGAAGATGCACTAGCAAGTTTTAAAAATTTCGCTAAAAGTATGGTTAGTCAAATTATTACAATTTTTTTACAGATGGCAGTTGTTAATAGAATTTTAAATAGTGTTTTTGGTCTCAAGGGTGATGATGCATTAAGCACTTTTACTTTTGGAGAAAAAGCTAGTGGCGGTAAAGTACAAAAAGGTAGACCCTATCTAGTGGGTGAAAGAGGAATGGAAATGTTTGTTCCTGATACTGGCGGTACTATAATGAACAACATGAACACAGGTAATGCTATTGGTGGTGGCACTACCGTTGTAAATCAATCAATAAACTTTGCAACAGGTGTAGTTCCCACAGTAAGAGCAGAGGTTATTAAGATGATGCCACAGATAGCAGATGTAACAAAAGGCGCTGTAGCGGAAGCTGCAATGCGTGGTGGTAACTATAGGAGAATGTTGCAAGGTGGCTAAATTAATTACAATGCCTTCAACTCCAAACTTCGTAAGAAGCAATTGGTCGCTTGTAAGAACAGTAGGCACAACAACAAGTCCTTTTACTGGTAAAACAAAGACACAGGAGTTTGACGGTGTCTATTGGACTGCAGAAGTATCTTTACCGCCAATGCGTAGATCACAAGCGGTTGAATGGCAGTCTTTTCTTTTGGAATTAAATGGTACGGTAAACCACTTTAAGTTTGCTGACCCTGATGCACTTACAAATACAGGAACATATAGCACAGGACACCTTACATCTGAACTAAGAACAAACAGTAGTTCGGTAACGCTTTCTTTTAGTGGCTCAACCATAACTGCAGGTGCTTCTACTTTTGGAAGTGCAAAGGTTGGTGATTTTATAGTTGTTACTGGAGCAACCAATGAAGATAACAACGGTACACATAAAATTACAACAGTGACAAGTGCAACAGTAGTCGTGACAACAAGCACATTTACAACCGAATCAAACACGGCAAGTTGCAAGGTTAGAACCAATGTCAAGGGTGCTACTGGATTATCGCTTCTCGCTTCCACAAACGCTGCTAGTGGCACTATTAAGAAAGGAGACTACTTACAGATACAATCGGCTGCAAACACCACAGCAACGCCCACACAATTAGTTATGGTTACGGAAGATGCAACTGCTACGGCTGACGGTGCAAAAGATTTCTATGGTGTTGCTATACAGCCCAAGCTAAGATCAGACCTAGCAACAGGACATTACGCAGTATTCACAAATCCAAAAGGAACATTTAGGCTCATATCTAATGAGGTTAGTTGGTCAGCAGACCGCATATCCAACTACGGCATTAGTTTTTCTTGTATTGAGGTAATTTAATGGCTACTAGGCAGGGTTTAGATAGTTCTATCGTAAATCGTCTAGGCGCAGATGAACAAGCCTTATTCTTTGCAGTCAAAGCAGAGTTTGATACTGATGATATTCTTGTATGGTCAGGTATAGATGATCTTGTTATTGGTTCAGATACATACACTGGTGCAGGTTCATTGCTGTCCATAAGCAATGTAGAAGAAAATACAGAACTGAAATCTAATGGTCTTACTATTGGCATATCAGGAATGGATAATACTGTTGTTAATTACGCACTTACAGAAAACTATCAAAACAGACCTATAACTTTATTTTTAGGATATGTTATGGGCGGTACAAATGAGGTAGCAGGAACGCTTACTTTGTTTAAAGGAAGAATGACTAGCCTTGTTATAAATGATACTCCTGATGGTTCAACAGTTTCAATAGATGCAGAAAATAGACTGGTAGACTTAGACAGACCATCAAATCTTAGATACACAAAAGAATCACAAAATTTTTTGCATTCAGGTGATACAGGTTTCAACAGAGTTGCTTCACTTCAAGATAAACAAATTGCATGGGGCAAAACATCAGCTACAGCAGGTGGTGGCGCAGGTGGTGGCGGTGATAATGGAAGAGGTCGTGATGAACATAGTCATGTGCAAAAAGAATAATGAAAAAACTACCTAATTGGGAACCAATGTTTCATGACTTTGTTAAACACAATAATTATCCTTTTGTATGGGGTCGCAATGATTGTTGTAAATTTAGCAATGCCGTTATAAAACAAATTACAGGTGAAGATTTAATTCCTCAAAAATTGGATTGGCATGACGAACAAAGCGCTATGAAAGCCATAGCATCTTATGGTGGTGATTTAGAAACAAGCATAGAAAAAGCCTGTGATGCAAAAGATGTAGGTGAGATTGATAAAGCCTTTATGACTTGTGGTGATCTTGTTGTCTATGAGCAAAGTCACGGTTCTTATTTGGTTGGCATGTGCAATGGTTTTGGAATATTAACACCTACAGATGATGGTATAGGTGTAGTTGATTGTGATTTAGCCCATAGAGTATGGAGATTTGATTAATGGCTAAA